ATTGTAGTTTAGTTTAGTTAGGCTATTACCTGCTGAACTTAAATCTTCATCTTTTTTTATTCTTGCTGTGTTGTAATCTATATACTTTGTGCTCGTTGGTACAGTATACTTAGCAACACCTGGCGTAAGTGTAGAAGAGTTTGATGCGTGGTTAAAAGGATAAGCAAACTCTCTTTGGTTTATATATCTTATAGACTCATTGACAGCATTCTGACACTGTGTTTGTACGCCTCTTGGACTTGCAAAGTTAGAAGCTGTAAGTTCTACCTCATTCATCCTAACTAGTGTTTTGTTTGTCAGTGTAAGAAATGTCTCTGCCATAAGTACTTCCTAATATGTGATAAGGGGGCCAGTTGCCCAGCCCCCAAAGTATTATGCTAGTAGATCACGATCTACTTCATTAGCAGAACCTGATCCTGAGACATCATCCATGATTACGCATACAGCGTACACACGAATAATACCGCCAGTAATAGTTCCACTTGACGCATGAATCTCTACGTCAATAGTGTCTGCTGATGCAGTAAACACTGGTAAGTTAGAACATACACCTGAAGATGTAATCGCAGGAGTGTGATCCCCTGCTGATGCACCGTCTAGGTCAAATGACGCAGCAAAAATATCTACGTCTGTTCCTGTGATACCAACGTGGATCGCAGAGTCTGTAGTAGTACCTGTCATTGCAGTTTGAACTTTGAAACCTGCATGTAGGATCAAAGTGTTTGCAGGAACAGCAATAGCCTCAATGATATCATTGGCTGCTAGTGCAGTACCACTGTTTTGTAATATAGCATCTGCAAGATCGATGTCGTTCTGCAGAGTAACTAAGCTGCCACGAAGCTGCTTATTGCCAGTACCGCCATTGTTGGAAGTAGAGGCTGAGTTCGTGCTCATTGAAATAGTAGCCATTGTTCAATCTCCCTTCTTACGCTGCGTTGTACTTAGCTGTTACGATACCTTCTGGACGAAGGATCTTTCTACCATATAGGTGCATACCACGAACAATGTCACTGAATGAATCAGGGTCACGATATGATTCTGTTTTGTTGATCTGCTCTGCAGTTGCTACTGCTGAGTCATGTCCACCAACGATCACACCAAAATTAGCGTTTTGGTTTGCTGATCCTGTTGTACCTGGCCCTGTTCCTACTGCTGGTAGGTTTGAAGACACGTACATACGGAAGCCGTGAAAGCTGTTGACTACAAGACCGTTACGAAGACCACCAGACTCACCGAAGTCAGCATTTAAGAAGCGTGAGTCTTCATCACGAAGTAGCTCCATAAACACAGGGTCAACAACAAGCCATCTGCCATCTGTATCAACTTGTTGTTGATCTAGCAAACGAGCCATACGAGCTACAACCATTGCTGGTGAAGCTGTTGCTGTTGGTAGTGCTGTCGCACCTGGCAAACGTGCTGCTAATGGGATAGAATGATCCCCTGCAGAACTTGTTGTAATATTGCCAAATGAGTCCTTACGTAGTTTCATTGATGTCAACAGTTCATCTGAACCAGCAGTGATTACAGACTTAGAACCATTTACGGTTGAGTTAGCTGTATCTGCTCCTGCATGTAATGCTGACTGTTTGAAACCAGAAAGGTATCCAAGCACGTCTTGGTCATACTGATCTTTTAGACGATATGCTGCACGATCTGTTGCAAGTTGCATAAAGTTTACGTGACTGTGGGCTTCCTCAATGTCATCCATCTTAAAAGCAAAGTAGTTCGCTTTGTCAATAGTTAACTGAAAGTCCTCATCGTCTAAGTCTTGTGCTGTGACAGTTGTGCCACGTGTATAAGCTTGCACTGAGATTTCAGGTTCTTTGATAATCTGAACCGTATCCCCTTGTGCGCTTATCTCTCCGAAATAATCGGAGTTAGTTATTTCTCCTACAACAGTACTCTTGCGGAAAGCAAGCTGTACCTGTTTGGAGTAGATTACTGGGCTAAAATTACCATTAGGTAAATTGCCGTAACCTGACGCTGATGAAAAAGCCATGATAAAATCCTCCATTAGATGTTTGGCTTAAGTTAGTAAGCTAACACTTTGAAAGAGGCTAGTAGTTCTAGGGTGCGAGTACCATACACTTTGGCCTTTGTGTACAGCATCGGGCCTATACTTAACTAGGTAGGTCTTACTTAGTAGTTGGGCTTAGTTAAGAAAAGCACAAAGGTAGCTAATAATAGGGCTTTATGCTTTTACTTCATAAACATAGTTATATATACTTAATCTACTATGTCAATAGTTTTTTATCGTGCACCACCAGAAATATCATATACAAACTTACCTGATCGCATAGCTTCCATAATATCTTCTGATCGTGCTTCATATTCTTTGTTAGACATTTTCTGTACTTGTGACTCTAGAATCTGTCCTGACACACCTTCACCGTCAATCTTAGTTGTTCTTTTTGTCTTGACTTGTGATGCTGCTTCTTTAGTTGTTTTCTTTTTAGACTTGATGTCCATGCCGTTGTCAACCTTAAACAGGTCAATAACACGTACAACTGATCTTGGATCGTCTTGATTCTCGTACAGAGCGTCTTGTACCCACTTGGGTTGCTCTCCTGCCCAGTTATGAAAGTCATCGCTTTCACGTAACTCGTCAAAGTCAGGGTGTACATTTCTTATAGCGTTCTCTGATTTTGTGCGTTGGGTTTCTGCATTAAGCTTATCTATCTCTTGTAGTCTCTTGTCTGCCTTTGCAAACTTTTCTTCCGCTATCTTAGCAGCCTTTGTTTCTACAATGCTTGCTATCTCTGGATACTTTTTAGTCCAAGCATCTATCTCTTCGTCTGACTTAGGTGGTAGTAGCTGACCTTTTGCAGCTTCTTCCATCTTAGCTTTTAGTTCTTTTATTTCTTCAGACTGTTTGTTTAAGTGCTTGCGTAAATCGCTGTACCGTTTTTTATACGTTGTTTCTTCAGCAGATAGCGTTTCTTCTTTAGCTTCTGTATTGGCCTCTTTCGTTTCGGTACTCTTTTCTTCTTCGGTAGGGCTTTCTGTTCTTGCCTCCATGAGGGCTTTAAGTTCTGCCTCATCCTGCTCTATTCGTTTTCTGTTAGCTGTGAGGGTTGACTTGTTTTGTACAAATCCTGCATTCTTTGGTGTTTCCACTTCTGTTAGTTCTGGCATGTTATTACTCCTTATGTTGGGGCCAGCCGTAGCTGGGTAGCCTTATTGTTATATGGATTTAGTTTTGTTTATCTAAAGTCTACTTCTATTTCTTTTTTTTCTTCTGTGGGATCATCTTCCTGCTCTTGTTGAACTTGTTGTATAGCTTCATCAGGTGTAGGCAGATCATCTCCATCGTCATCATCATCAGAAACACTTGGTGGCATTAATGCATCGTAATCTATTTCACCTGATTCTGTTTGATAGAAAGGTTGATCTGTTATAGGTACACCTGAAGAAGTCATTCCACCTGCGTTTGCATCTTGTTGATTAGCTGCTTGTTGTGCTTGGAACAAAATATTATTTGTTTCATCTGTCAGTGGATTACCATCTGCATCAATACCTTGTGATAATAAATCATTTATCTTTTTGTTAATTGATCCTGCTTGCATTCTTTTTATTCTTTTAGCTTGTGTTATTAAACCCAAACCTAAACCTGGTGCAAACGAGTTTCCAACAAAACCCAAAATTATTCTATCTGCAGCCGTAACTACACCTATATCCTCTGACGCAAGCTTAGACATATCACTAGCATATTGTTGAAAATCTTTTGCTGTCCACTTAGCAGCAGGTGTGTTTTCCCATGTTTGAGGTACTTTTGGTTTATCTCCACCGCCATTACCCCCACTTGATGATTGTTCTTTTTGTTTTTGTACTTCTACAGCCGTGTCACCTTTTAATACATAACCCTCTGGTATAGGAGATAAAGGTCTACCATTAAAAAATATTATTTGTAGTTCTCTGCCTGTGTCAGGATTAATGTATATTTTATATTCAAAACCAGTAAAGATTGCACCTGTTCCACCATATGCCCCAAAGCCGCCGCCAACTGGTGCAGGTATTTCTTTATCTTGTATCTTATCTATTTCCCCACCCTCTTGCATTTGTTGTGGTGACTCACCTGATGTAACTTTTTCTGCAGCTTCTTCTACTTCTAGTTCGTCATCTCTAAAGAAAGACTCTTCACCCTTTTTGATACGTTGAAAACCTTGTTTAGCTGCATCTTGTAAACCTTCAAAGAACGCTGTGCCGTAATAACGTCTAGTAGCAGCGTCTATCATAAACTCGTTGGGGCTTGCCATGATAGGTATGTCATCTCTGACTTCTTCTGGTGTGGCTCCAACAGGTGCTACGTTACCACTTACAGGGTCTTGTTTTTCACTGAGTATCTCATCCATCT